ATACTCTCAGGATCATCCCAATATTCTTTTGCCAATTTTGTATCCACTTCTATGTGCTCTGAAAGATACCTTGTTTGCCCTAAAGAATTTGGATCATCCCATAATGCTTTTTCTTCAACAGATATATCATCTCTAATATCTATTCTCCATCCTTCTATAATACTTCCATTTTTAAACTGAACAGACTTACTTAAAGCCTCTCCCATTTGTTTTTTTATACTATCAATTTCAATTTCAAGATTTCTTAATTTACTATTATTTACTGCAGAAATTTCTCTAACTGTAGAATTTATTGCAAAGTCAACATTTTCAACAAATTTTTCTAAATCTTTTTTGCTAATTGAATTTTTAAATGCATCAGCTGAAAAAGTTTCTCTTGAATTTAATAATGTATTCCTAGTATCATATACTTTTGTATCTCTATAAAAGTCAGATATATTTCTTTTCATAACTCCACGAACCAATTCATGATCCCATGTACCATCTTTAAATACAGCTTTTCCAAAATAATCTTCAAGATGTCCTATTTTAATAATGGCAGCTATTGCTAATTCATCTGCTGTACCAAAATATTTAATTGAAAGATCTTCTCCAAAGCTATCAACAATATTTTTACTTAATTTTATTAAGCCTTTTCCTGTAGTAGGTGTCCATGCTTTTCTAAAAGGAGCTAAAGAAGGAAGAACATCTGTTTGAGCTAAATGCTTTAACAAGGGAATTGTATCTTTTAATCCTCTTTCTTCAATCATTGCTTCAAAATCTATTTCAAACTTATCTTTTCCTATAGGTTTTAAAAATTTATCTTTTTCTTTTCCAATTAAATTACTTAAAAGTGCTTGTAAGTTTTGTGCCCAAACTGTATGTTCATCAAACTTCAACATGATATGAGGGTTAATATTTTTTTCATATTCTTTTTGTGCATATACTTCTGCAGCTAACTCCCATTGCTTCGCACCTTCTTCGTAAGAAACTTTATGATCAGCTGTTGAGTTTCTTTTCTGATAATCAGGAATCCATATCTCGTCATCATGTGTACTTTTCCACATTGCAATATGTAGATTTAAAAGCTTACGATCATAGTAAGCCCCTCTTATTTGTGCAGCAAATACTCCTTTTTCAGCTAATTCTTTTAATTTTTCTGCCTGCTGTAAATACCCTAGCTTTCTTATTCTATTAGCAATGAATAATCCTTTCACTTCATAGTTATCAAGTAATACATAACCTTTATCAAATAAATCATCAACACTCCAATGCTTTCTTCCTATTCTCCACCTATTAGAACTTCCTGGTGTATATTCAATTAATTTAAGATCTGCCGAATTACCTGCAAGGAAGCCTACAGTTACTCTTTCTCCTGATTGTTTATCAAACTTTGCTACTATTCTAGGAATATATCCCTGTGCTCCATAAGATTTATTTATTTGTTTTATTATTTCAGGATTACCTTTAGGAATCATAGCTCTGAAATCTTTTGCCTGTGGGTTAAATCCAAATTCATTAATCAATTCAAAGAAATTATCCTCTTCATCAAACTCAAGTTTGAATTTTTGTGGTAAATTCAAACTTCTAGTAGCCCTTTGTAATGCTTCTAAATGGACTACCCATCTATTGGCATAGTCTTTTTGCTTAGAAGTTATTAATCCTAATTTATCTAATATTCCAAATGTTGTCCTAGATCTTTTATCTAATTTACCTGTATCAGGATTGATTTTTATTAATCCTGTAATCATTTCTTCTACTTTGTTAACATCCCATTTAGTATAATTCTTTATAACTAAATCTTTTCTTCCTGCAGCTTTAGCTCTTTTATTATGTGCTCTTATTTCTTTTAACAAGTTATCATTAAAAAATACTCCTCCTTTTATAAGGAAACCTGCTTCATTTGATTCTCCAAAAACTTCTGTCTGGGTTTTTTTATTAGCCTTTATAAAAGCTACAGATCTTCCAATAAGATTTAATTGTCTTTGATTATGTAATAAACTAGCTATAGCAAATGCTTCCTGAGCAGTTCTTGCTGAGGATTCAGGATGTATTTTTTTATGCATATCATTTATTAGCCTTTTAAAACTTCCCCCTGTGCCTGACATATCGTAATCTCTGACCTTATTAGTTAAATCATCAATCCCACTTTGTTCTAATACTGACTTATAAAGATCGTTAATTTCCATAGCAGAATTTACCATTTGGTTTGACTGATATGCTACCTCTCCTTCCATAGTTGTGGCTTCAGGTTTTTGATCCATTAATATTTCCTGTCCTTTTCCTGAGTAATGACTCATAACATTAATATCTTTATTGGTTACTACTTCTGTAACAGGAGATTTTTTAGCACGATCAAGAAATTTAGGAGGTGAAATTTGCAAGGCAGCTTTTCCTCCCCTTACTGCAGCTCTTTGAGCTGCTAGTCCTCCTACTCCTCCTAGTAATGTTAATCCTGTTAAGCCTAGCCATTGTCCTATTCCCTCTATCTCATCTATATCAAAAATCTCTAATGCTTTTTCAGCAATAAACTGACCACCTGCTATCATAGATAATTCATCTGCTGTCCTTAATCCTATATTTCTTCTTGGGCCAGTAAATCTAGTACGAGGTACACCTAAAGTTTTTCCAAATCTTCTTTGATACCTTCTTCTGGCTATAGCAGAAATTTTCCTAGGCCCTAGAGCCTGGGAAATTAATCCTGTAGGTTCTACAAAATTAGCTGCTGTTCTTCCTGTCCAACTAATTGGAAATTGTAATAATTTAGCAGGGCCAGGCAAAACTTTAGCTGCAGCTTTTGTAGCTACAGCAGTTCCTCCTCTTATCCCTGCACCTAAATATGCTCCAGTTCCTAATGTTGCTATAGTAAAAGCTATTTCTGCAGGAGATGTCATTCTAGTTGCAAATTTTCCTACAGGTTCTATCCAATCAGGTAAAAATTCTACAGCTGATTCTTTTACTAAAGGAGTAAATGCCCATTTTCCTGCTTCTATAATGGGATTAATGCTTGGTTTCTGTGTTACAGGATTATATAAAGCACTAGCTGCAAGTGATGCAGGGTTTAATAAATTCAAAGCTAAAGGAATATTCTTTCCTGACTGCTGATATACATTAGGAGTACTATCTGCAGTAGGAAGTGTAGTAGGTTAATCTGAAAAAGGATTATATCCTTTATGTCCAGGGATATGAGACATTAGTAAAACAATGTCCTGGTTCTAGGACTATAATTCTGTGTATATATTCCCTTTTGCTCAGGAGTTAAAGCTGAATACTTTTCTGTGAATGGATCACTAGCTAAGTAATCCCTGAAAGTTAAAGTAGGTATTCCATATTCTCTTTCTCCACTTCCGGGAGCTTGTTCCATGCCTGGCACTGTAGATGGAGCAGTTGATATTCCATAAGCCTGTCCTCCTAGTTTAGCTAAATAATCATCATAAAATGTCTGAAAATTTTGCTGATAAAATCTTTGTTTAGTAGGATCTGTCCCTTCCCCTGTTTCAAAGGGTCTTCTTGTAAATTGCTGTCTTGAAGGAGCACCAAAGTATGCAGCACGGGGAGTTTGTTCAAGAAACTCCTGTCCTACCATATTTTGAAAATTTGGTGATATAAAATTACTAAAAGGGTTGTCTGCCATATGTTTCTCCTTATCCTAGTTTCATTCCTGTTGGGTATTCATACTTTTCCCAATGCATTCTAGCATCATACCCTGGATTTAATATTTGTTTCGCGGCATATCCTGGTACATAATTTTGCCCAGGCATTGGGACAAATTGTCCCATATTATTAATTTGCATTCCAGGGGGTACTTGAATATTTCCTAAATCTCTTTGCCTATTCCAATAAGCCTGATCACTAAAAGTGCCAGGTTGATGTATCGCTGTTGTCATAGGAGTGGAAACGGGATCTTGTGGATGTTTAACAAATGTAGGGCCCTGAGGCATTGGCATAGGAGTTGGTGCAGGAGTTGGTGCAGGAGTAGTTTGTGCAGGCATATTCATAGGAGATATATCTCCTAAATTACCACCTAGATTATAACTCATATCTAATGCATCTATATCTGCGGCAGTTGCAGCATCATATCCTGTATTAGATATATAATTCTCAGCTCCTGCTGGACTACTAGCATCTAACATTGTTTCTGCTGCTATATCAGTTTGAGGTGCTGGTTGTGCAGGATTTATAGGATATGCACTTTCTCCAAATCCTCCTGGCCTACCCATTCCCTGAAACATATTATATTGATTTAAAGGATCAGATACCATTCCCTGCCTATACCTTCTTCTTAATGCTTCATTAGCTGCATATCTTGTAGCTTCAGGTAAATATTGATTTAACATCATTCTTAAATTTCGTTCTCTTTCTGCCCCTGCCCATGCATTAATAATATTTCCATCTGCATCTCTAGTAGGAGTTAAGTATTCGTGAAATAATTGTTGGTCGGCAAATGGTAAATTGTTAATAGCATTATTTCTTGCTGCTTCATCAGGAAGTTGATTTAAGTGTGCTCTTAATCTTTCCAATCTATCCAATCCTGTTTTTACAATTCCTCTTATATCAGGATCTGTTCGTAACCATTGCTCAAATCCAAATGTTCCTGTTTCTCCTGCATCTGACTCAGGGTCAGGAGCAGTTAATCCTAATCTTTGTGACATTTTATAAGCTGCATTTAATTGTGGCATCATATTTTGATATGTTGCCTCCATAGGAGCTAACCCTCCCCCTGGTAAGAAAGAAGGAAGCCCTGCTGTATAATCTTGCATACTCACTTGTCCTAATGCAGACCTTCTAGCTTTAGGATCTAATCCCCATTGATAAAAAGCATTATCTGTGTCAGGTGCTGTCCCTGGGGGAGTTCCTGGGGGAGTTCCGTCCTTAGGCTTTGTTGGATCAATTGATGGTAGTTTACTACCTTTTTCAATGACTTCCTTTTTTTTCTCTTCTAATTCAGCTGCTTTAGCATCTCCTTCTTCAGTACCTTTCTTTTTTTCTGCCTCTATTGCTTTATTTAATATAGACATATCTATACTAGTACGACCTTTCAAAAGAAGATCTAAGTCTTTTTGCTGGTATGCAGATAAAGGATCAGCAACATATTCATCTCCTCTTGCAACATGAGTAGGCATACCCTCAAATCCTTGGCCTCCCATCATGCCTTCATATCTTGGCAACTCGTAAACATATGGAGAACCTGTTATTGCCCCTGGCATATAAGTGCCGTCTTCAGTATAATCTCCAGTCCCTGTATATACGAACTCCTTTACTCCTGGTTTTTCAGGTAATGTTGGATCATATTCGGGATTACGAGCCCACCCTGATCTTGCTGGTTTAAAATCAGCAAGTAAAGGAGCTTTCTGTTTTTCTCCAAGACTTGCTCCTTCAGGAACATCCTTATATGTTCTACTTGCTTTTGATGCAACATCTCCCATTTGAGGAGCTGTGCCAGTCATGACCCAGCTAGGGTCAATTGGTTTAGCATCAACTATATCTAAGGCTCTATTCCATGCTTCCTCTGCATCTTTCATGCTCCTTTCTTCAGAAAGTGCCTGGGTATCTCTTAATTGTTTTGCATATTTTTCTATTATTTTAGTTTTAAGTTCTCTTAATGCTGCTTGTTCAGCACTTATTACTCCCTTACCTGTTCCTCTCCCTCTCCATTTTCCTGTAAAAAGATTTTTTAAAAATGTAGCACCTTTTCCTAGAGTAGAAGAATCTTTATATGCTTCTTTAATACCTTCTATATCTTTAATCATATTTGCTAAAGTATAAGCTGATGTATATTGCTCTGCAGCTTGATCAAATGTATGTCCTGGTTCATGTGGCATATCTTATTCTCCTTGTAAATCTGCAGGTGTTGGTTGTCTTGCACCAGGCCTAGGTGTTCCCGGAGCTACCACATTTTGTGGTGGCCCTGCAGGAGGTGTAGGTGGTACTCCCATCATAGCTTCAGGCATAGCTCTTGGATCTACTCCAGGAGGGCCACCCTGTTGAGGTTGCTGTCCCTGTTGCATTCCTTGTTGCATTCCCATTGCTGTCTGTTGTAACATCTGTTGTGATTGTATTTGCATTTGTAATTTCTGATTAATAATAGTAGTTAATTCTCCGAAATACAACTGTGCAAGATCAGGTCTTCCCCTTTCTTCAGCTGATTTCATAAGAGTATAAAGCTGTGCTTCAGGCAAAGCTTTCTCTGCCTGTTGTTCATTAATAGCATCATCAATCATATCTGTATCCTGTAATCCAAGGATTTTATCTCTGATAAATATATCAGGAAGTAATGGAGCTTCTCCCTCTCTTGCTATTTGTGCCATACTCATCTTGGACATATCATCCTGCGGAAGTTGTCCAACGAATGTAATAACAATATCTCCTGCACCTTTAATAGATGAAGAAGTAATCTTCTGAGAAAAGTAAGCTCTGTTCATATCCTGCCCTGACAATTCAATAGTATCAAAGGCATCTGTTAAATATTGATCATTTAACAACATACAGATAGTACTATAAGCATCCTGTAAGGCATCAATTCTAGGGGATATTACTGAATCAATTCCCTGTCTAAGAGTATTAATTGCAAATCCTGAGAGTTGAAATTGTATATCTCCATAAAGTGTATGAGGAATAGATCCTCTTTGTGTTTCACCTGAGACCAATCCCATGAAAGCACCTGTTTCTTTTGCAACTTCCATCATTCCTAATGGTTCTACATCCTCTCCCTGTGCCAAAGATATCTCAGTACCTTCTTTATAAGGATCCTGATCAAGTGTTTTCATTCCATCTCTTGAAGTAATTTTTAATCCCTGTCTTCTTGCTCTTGCTGTAAGCTCAAGCATGATAGACATCATCTGATTATTCTTTTCGTAATTTTCTCTGTTATGTTTAAATATACTTTCTCCATAATCAGCAATAGTATCATCAATAGGGGTCATATCATTAAGTGCCTGAATCATAGGTGCTGATCCTACAGGCCCTAGAAATACAGGGACAGTTGGCGATCCATGTGGAGTAGGTTTCTTTGCTACTCTTCCATTAGAAAGAACAACTGTATTCATTTCTTTATCATAGTAATCATATACATCTATCCAATCCTCATCATCATAATCTTCACTTTTAGGAAGTTTAATATTATACTGACTCTCCACTAGGTCTTTAGATTTTTTAACTTTATAACAAGCCCACTCTAAGCCCTCACTTCCAAGTGACCAATAAGTGTGCATCGGATCCCATGGGGTAATATCCACATAAGTGGATTCATCTTTTTCTTTCATTAACAAAGCTCTACCTGCATACCATCCTCTCATGCATATATACCATGCAAGTTGATTTTTAATAGAAGGCATTGATGCTTTTTTAATTCTTTCATCTGCGTGTTTCAATGCACCAAGAAAGAATTTTTCTTTCATATTATTTTTTTTCCTGTCTTCTTCTTTTTCAGATACATTAGGAATCCTTGCTACCATTTCACTCTGAACAACAAAGGAAATAATTTTATCTGCATAAGTTGAAGGTTCATTAGAAGTGTAAGACTGATAACCATCCCCTGCATCATAGGAATCTAACCTATAAAGAGAATAATCTCTGTCCATTCTGTTTCTTAAAGGTTCAGTTGCCTCGTATTGTCCCTCTACTTTATCTATAATTTTCTCAGGCTTATAACTCTTCCGTGCCATTTACCACCTCTTTACTCTGATAGAGCTTCTGTTTTCAATATGTGCATAACCAAAATGGTTAATTAATCCGTATATTACTGCTTTGATTCCATGATTATACTTATCTTCGGGCTGATTGCCAACTATGTTTCCGTCTCTATCTGTTTTCCATTTGTAAACAAGTGTCTGTCCATTAAATGGATTAGGAGCTGATCCAAATTCTGATAATATCCCTTTACACTGAGGGTTAACTATTAGTCTTGGCTCTCCATTTGGAGCAAGTTTTAACATAGACTTTAATTTTTCAGTACCATCATTAATCTTTACCTTCTCACTGTCAAGAAATAATCCTGTTTCATTCATCCATACTTCAGCAGGTGCGGCCATGGCCTGATGCTGATAACCTGCAACATCAATAACACCAAACTGTACATCACTCCACCACTCTCTATTCTGACAAATGTTAATCATTTCCTCAGTAATTAAGGATTTTTCGTAAACCTCGTCGATAATTCTAACTTGGTCATTGATGATCTGTATCGCTTCGATTGCATAGCCACCTGCATAGCCTGGGTCGATCCATAAATGGACTGGTTCTTCTTTTTCGTAAGATGCGACATCTGATATGTGCTTGTCAGGTCTAAATTCCTGGAATACGACTCCCACAGGAGGTGAAGGAATACCTTCAATCCTCTCCATAAAGAAAGCATCACTAGCCTCATTTTTAAGCTTTTGTATCTCAGGGTCATTTTTACCTCCTGGATATAAGTGTTTATTAGTATATGAAGGAAGGGAAAAAGATTTTTCATCCCCTATGCTATATTTCCATGCCTGAAATAAAGAAGGATACCATCCAAGTGATCCTTCAAATGTACCTGCTAGGAACATCCATGCTGCTTTTGGTGCACATCTTCCTCTGATCCTGTAATAACTTTCCATATCCAGCTGAGATGCCTCGCATCCTATGATTCCATCAGGTGCTCTCATAGCGAGAGTCCTTGGATCTTTAGCTGATTTAGTTTCTATTACAGTACCATCTGATAATTCTATTCTTCCTGGATCTACTCTCTTAGAGGCCTTCTTTAAAAGGCCTAATCTAGCAAAATCATCTACTAAATATTCAAATTCTGCCCTGGTTCTACCGTAATCTGCGGCAACTAACCAATATAATCCCTTTTCTTCTGTTTCAAAGACTCTTTTAAGCAGGAATTTACTAGCTATCATACTCTTCCCTGCCTGTTCTCCACCTGCCACAAGAGTAAATCTTTTATCTGAGTCTAATATAACTCTCTGCTCGTCGGTAGGGTCAAATCCTACCTTCTCGTAGAGAAATTCAGTTAATTCACTTTGAGTCTGAGTCATTAATTATGTCCTCTGCCTGTTTAACTGCTTTAGATTTAGCCTTTTTATCCTTAGCCATCTTCCTAAATTCAGATATAAGTTGCTTTGAAGAGTCATTTGTTGTATCTGTCTGCTTATATCTTTCAGGTAAATGAGCATTTAACATAGTTATAAGTAAAACAGGTCTACCATAATCCCCTTTTTCTACCATATTATCTATTAATTGGAAAGCTTTACTCTCCAATCCTTCTCCAACAGCTAACTTTGCATCATCAAATTCCTGTTTAAATTCGGGATCTCGCTTAAACCAATCATAAACAGTATCCCTGCTAATCTTCAGCTTAGTAACAGCTGAAGAAACTGTCTTAGATTTAGCGTATTCTTTTAAAAATAATACCTTCATCTTTTCTCTATCATATGCCATTGACCTACCCTCCTATATTAAAATATAATAACCTTGTTGGCTATGCTTAGTCAACTTTTTCTCTCGTGATAGGGGGAGTATTCATACCTCATTGATGGCTCATAAAACTTATTCCCCCCCTATCCACTGTATAGCAATATAGGGCATATAGTGTCAGGGTATACCTACAACCGTAATGTCATATTCTATGTATGGGTACTAAAGATTCGAAAGATTCGAAAGATTTATTTTTTGCTTGACAGCCTTTGCTATATAGCTATATAATTTGCAAACGAGAGGATATTATAGCTGTGTTTCTCAAAAAAGAGGAACACTAGCTATATATATAGCTATACTAATAGCTACCCCCAATCACTTTTTGCAAATAAAATTTTGTCATGAGTATGTAACAATCATCCTCCAACACTTTAAGACATACCCCTTCATGATCGCAACCAACTTAGCGACAGACCATAGCAATGAGCTTAGTTTTTTAGTTGTCGGATATGTAAGAAAGGCACTTGCCTTAGTACAAATCGACAGCTTTCGATTTGATTCGAACCAAGAAAAAAATAAATAATGACCTTGCTAAGTGTATCACATGAGTAAAGGATCCAAAAAAAATCCCCCAACGTTTTCCCCATAGATACGTGCTCCCATTTTAAGACCCAAAGATTTTTTTCGTCCCAAATCGGAGATTTGACTATATCAATGATGGCCTATCGTTACACGAAGGCCTTCAATGAAAGTCCTTGACATCATGTGATACTTCGTGGTCATACATTATTTATTTTAAAAAAAAGGAGAATATTATGTATAAAAAGAAAATTATTAATCTTAAGAATCAAGGTTACGTTAAGAAAGACCATATTGCTAATTGTGGAGTATGTAAATTATGTAACGATTGGCATCCAATATGTATGATGTGTACTAAGACTAAGAAATTAGAATTAAAACACAATCATCACGAATACTTTTACAACTATATGTTCAAACACTATTGGAGTAAGTTATGAATAGCTACGAACAATACATATCACAATGTAATCAGGTGGCACCTTGCCACTTGGTTATGGCAGATGAATTACACTATGCAGAGAATGGATGTGATTACGAATCAAATAGCAATGATAAATATTCATGTGGAGAAAGTTATGAATGGCATAGCGAATTGGTATACGAAATAGAAAATTTAATAAAATGTACTAATCATAAAGGAGAATAAAATGTACAAACTAAAAACTTACATTGATAAAAGACAACAAAAGAAACTTGTTGATCAAGTCATGAATAATGGACAATATCCTAGAACTCTAAACTT